AGGTTCGGTTTAAGGCTATGCGCTGGTATGGTTGCACCAGGTTAAATGAATTAGACGATCAGATAGACACCTTGCAAGGCATTCTGACGGGTATCTGGATAGGGGGGGTACACCCCAAATCGACCCCAATCGCCTCGTCCATACCTCCAAAAATAAAGGGGGGTTTTTTGATGGTTTTACATAGGTAAACTAAAACGGGACAGATTATTTGAACAGTAGTTACATAAGTCTCAGTAATTTGGTACTCTTGCGCCAATTGATCATTTTTTATACAGGTAGAACAATATGGCTAAGATAGGCAATCAGGGTGATGGTGGTGGAGTTGATCCTATTGTGTTTAGTAAGGAGCAAGTAATTGAAGTTGAAGCTTTGGCTGCTGTATTGTCTAAAGCTCAGTTAGCGAATTACTTTTGTATTGCTGAGAGTACGTTCCGAGCAATTGAAAAGAGACAGCCTGAAGTTGATTCTGCGTATCGTCGTGGTCGTGCTAATCAGATTGCTAATATGGGCCAGAACTTAGTTGAATTGGCTCAGACTGGTAATGTGACTGCTAACATCTTCTACTTGAAGACTCAGGGCGGTTGGCGTGAAACTGATAACGATGTGTCCTCACAACCGATTAATATTAGTATCGTCAATCCTACTGAGTAACATTAATTAAATGGCAACTATTTGTCCTACTGTTCCTCAATACCAATATATAACTACTAAGGCTAAATATCCGGCCTTGGTAGCGGGTTTTGGTGCGGGGAAAACAGAAGCTGCTGTTAAAAGGTCTATTCTGGGTAAACTGGCTAATCCTAAAACGGATCGAGGCTTTTATGCGCCTACATACGATCTGTTGCGGATGATTGCCTTCCCTAGATTTGAGGCGGCTCTAGAAGAGTTAGGTATTGCTTACCGCCTGTTTAAGACACCTTTGAACTACCTTGAGATATTTGGGTACGGTCGCATTTACTTCCGATCTATGGACTCCCCTGAACGCATTATTGGTTATGAACACGCTGATGCTGATGTGGATGAGCTAGATACGATGAAACCTGATGATGCGGCTTATGCCTGGAGACAGATCGTAGCCCGTAATCGTCAATTGAAGCAGGATGGTGAACAAAACACTATTGGCGTGACTACTACGCCTGAAGGCTTCAAGTTTGTGTACGCTACATGGAAGAAAGACCCAAAAAAGGGTTATGAAATTATTCAGGCTCCTACAGCGAGTAATCCTCACCTTCCTGCTGACTATTTACAAAGTTTGCGCGACATCTACCCTGAAAATTTACTGGCTGCATATACTGAGGGTCAATTTGTCAACCTTCAGTCCGGCACTGTCTTTAATAGCTATGATAGAATAAAATGTCGATCCCTGCTTGTGGCAGGCCCGAATGATATTATAAATATCGGGATGGATTTTAACGTGACTAATATGTCAGCCGTTGCGTACATCGTTAATGGTGAGAATTGGCACGCTGTTAGTGAATTTGAGGGCGTTTATGATACGCCTGCAATGATTGATGCCATTAAAGTACGGTATCCTAACCAAACAATACGGGTATATCCTGATGCCAGTGGTAGAAGCCGAAAAACGATTGATGCTTCGATATCCGATATATCTTTGCTTGAGTCGGCTGGCTTTGCAGTGTATGCAAATAGAGCTAACCCATTTATAAAAGACAGAATTATGGCCGCTAACACGGCATTTGATAAAGGACGAGTGTTTGTCAATGACGCTGACTGCCCGAACTATGCTAGATGCCTGGAGCAACTGGCTTATGACGATAATGGCCTTCCTGACAAGAAATCGAACTTGGATCACTTACCTGATGCGGGGACTTACCCCATAGCATTTGAACTTCCAGTAGTTAAGCCTGTGGCTGATCTGCGAGTACGCTTTGCGAGATAAAAATTATGGCAGTAGATAGCACAAACCCTGAATATAGAAAAGCCCTTCCGAAATGGCTCTTAGTCCGTGATTGCGATGAAGGTTCTTCCGCGATTAAGTCAAGATCGAAAGGTTCTGAAGGCGCATTAACAGGATTAGCCGGTACAGCTTATTTGCCGCCTCCAAATGCCACTGATGGTTCGACTGATAACAAGCTTAGATACCAAGCTTATGTAGAGCGAGCATCTTTCGTCAACTTTACTAGCCATACCAAAGAAGGTATGACAGGAATGGTGTTCCGCAAGCCGAGTGTCGTAGAGCTAGACTCAAATATTGAATATATGGTCGAGAATGCTAATGGTGACGGGCTTTCTGTTGACCAGATGATTAAAGATGCAGCAGGTGAGGCATTAATGGTCGGCAGATACGGTTTGTTGGTCGATTATCCTGCCGCTCCTCTTGGTTTGACTAATGCAGACGTTAAAGCGATGAATTTACGCGCTAATATCCTGCCATACCCTGCCGAATCTATCATAAATTGGCGCACCACTAGCGTGGGAGGGATTAAAAAGCTATCCCTGCTTGTTTTGCAGGAGCCTACGCTAAAACCGTCAGATGATGGGTTTGAATACGAAGAATGTATGTATCATCGAGTATTAAAGCTAGAAAACGGTGTTTATGTGCAAAACTTGTACGATGAGAACAATGAGATCATTAATTACGCCCAGGGCGACACTGATGGTGATGGTATCGAGGATTATGATGTCAATATCTACCCTCGTAAGGCTGATGGCTCGTTGTGGGACGAAATTCCGTTTGCATTTATCGGTTCTGTTAATAATGACGAAACAGTAGACAAAGCACCGCTGTACGACATCGCTGAAATCAATATTAGCCATTACCGCAACTCTGCTGACTACGAAGAGTCATCATTCTTGGTTGGTCAGCCTACTCCAGCGTTCTCTGGCCTTACTCAGTCTTGGGTAGACCAAAATATGTCTGGTGGCGTTGCTTTTGGCTCACGATCTGCGATCTTACTGCCTGAAAATGGTAATGCGATGCTTTTGCAGGCGGGTGAGAACCAAATGCCGCTGAAAGGTATGGAAATCAAAGAAGATCAGATGGTCAAGATCGGTACTCGCATTATTCAAGATCAATCGGGAATCGAAACTGCTGAAGCTGCAAAAATCCGCTTCGCGGGACAAAACAGCAAACTTGGGTCTATTATCCTCAATGTTGAGAACTCATTTGTTGACTGCTTTAAATGGGCGATGGAATTTATGGGCGGCAATGTAGAGCCTAGAGTAAAGATAAACAAGGAATTTTATGAAACTTCTATTGATCCTCAAATTCTTATGGCTAATATACAGTTAATGGATCGTGGCGTGATTGGCAAGTCTGATCTGCGTGAGTTGATGCGAAAGTCCAACTTAATTGAGCCGGACAGAACAGATGAGATGCTAGATGAAGAGGTTTCGTCAGACGATATCTTTTTTGATAACACTGTTGAGCCAATAGTAAATATTGATGAGTAGTGAACAGTTCTTAATCGACGCGGCAACTAGACATCAAATCTTTTTGCTGCGTTACGGTAGCGGTCGGTCAAAAGAGGCTAATAGGCGCTTAAACAGGCTTCGCCAGCAGATTAATGCTAGGTTATCGCAAGAGCCTGCCGCTTTTCAGTCTCAGCGACTGCAAGATTTGCTAAAAGACATTAACGCATTAAACGTACTAGCTTTTCGTGACGTTAAGACGTTGGTAGAGGTGGATTCAATGAAACTGGCTGTAAGTGAGGCTGACTTTAATCGAATTATGATTAATAAGGTTTCTACCCTGCCAGTAACGCCTACACCTGAAGATTTACTAGTTGAGTCAGTAATGGATGCGCCCATGTCTGTTGGATCCGGTGTTGGCATGACTATTGCCGAAAGCCTAGATCAATTTGGCGTACTTAAAGGCAAGCAAATATTGAAAACCATTACAGATAATGTAGTGACTGGAGTTGCAACTTCATTGATGGCAAAAGCAGTAGATAGCTTGATGAGAACTGTAGTTAAAAGACAGGCTACTTCGTTAATCGGGACAATACTGAACCATGTTAGTTCCGCTGCTCGCTTAAACACTTATCAGAAGAATACTAACTTGATTGGCGGTTATGAATGGGTTGCGACCTTAGATTCTAAAACGACTTTTGTCTGCATGAGCCGTGACGGTAAAAAGTACGACATAACATCTAAAGTTATACCGCCTGCACATTACGGTTGCCGATCTACTACGGTTCCGACAATAAAGCCTGAGTTTGACTTGGGTTTAGACGTTAAAACAACTAGACCCGCCATAGGTGCTGACGGTGTCCAGCAGGTAGACTCAAAAACAACTTATGGTGGTTGGTTGAGGACACAAAATAGAGAATTTGTAGATGAGGCGCTAGGAATAGAGCGTTCTCGATTATTTAGGTCAGGGAAATTGTCTTTGGATAAATTTGTTGACCCAACTGGAAGGGTTTATACTCTTCCTCAACTGGAAAGCATGAATCCAATTGTGTTTTCCGATTTCTAAGGCGATCCGTGATCGTCAGGTTTGTGACCAAAGGTAAATAAAATGACTGAAGAAACTGATAAAGAGACTGAAAACCAAGAAACACAAGTAAGCGCAGAGGTTGAGCAATTAATGGCTGATAATGCTGCCATGAAAGCTAAGATGGACGAATTACTTACTGAGGCTAAGAAAGCAAAGCAAGCAAAACGTGACATTGAATCTGAAACACAATCTGAGCGTGAAAGAATAGCAAAAGAGAAGGGTGACTACGAACAGCTACATAAGTCGTCACAAGAAAGATACGAATCTACTGTTGCTGAACTTGAATCTTTACGGGGAACCATAGCGCAAGAAAAGAAAGGCAATGTTGCTATGAAATTAGCCGCTGAAATCGCCGATGGAGCTAACGCAGAACTGCTCAGTGAGTTTATTGGGCGGCGTTTGAAGTTTCACGATGATGGTGTTAAAGTCACCGATAATAGTGGTAATTTGACGGTAAGTTCGCTTTCCGACTTGAAAACAGAGTTTCAAAACGATGCAAGGTATTCTGCATTGTTAAAGGGCAATCAATCATCAGGTGGCGGTGCTTCTGGTGGCTCAAATAGTAGCGGTGCTACAAAAGTAAGAAATCGTGCTGAATTTGAGGCACTTAACCCAGCTAAGCGGATGGAATTTATTAAGTCCGGTGGCACTATAACTAATGATTAAAAGGTAAATTAAAATGGCTGAGAATAACATCACATCAATCGTACCAGATATCTATGAAGCTCTGGACGTTGTATCTCGCGAACTAACAGGTCTTATCCCTGCTGTAACTATGAATGCTAGTGCTGAACGCGCTGGTTTAAACCAAAACATCGTTGTTGATGTTGAGCCTGCTGGCAATGTTGCAGATATTACTCCTGCAATGGCTATCCCTGATCCTACTGGTCAGACTTCTGGTTCAACTAACATCCAAATCACTAAGTCTCGCGCTGCTGAGTTTGGATTCATTGGCGATCACCAGAAAGAGCTGAACACTGGCCCTGGTTACCAGAATGTTCGTGCAGCTAAGATTGCTCAGGCAATCCGCTCTGTTGTGAACGAAGTAGAAACTGACCTCGGTGGTCTTCAGTCTACTTTCAGCCGTGCATACGGTACTGCGGCAACTACTCCTTTTGGAACTGCTAACGATTACACTGATGCATCTAACGTCCTGAAGATTCTGAAGGATAACGGTAGCCCACAGTCTGACAATCAGCTTGTTATCAACACTTCTGCTGGCGCTAACTTCATCGGTAAGCAGTCTGCTGTAAACTCTGCTGGTACTGACTCTATGCTTCGTCAAGGCGTTTTGCTTGATCTAGCGGGTATGCCTCTTCGTGAGTCTGCTCAGATTCAGAACTCAGTTTCTGGTACTTCTGCAAACGCTGTAGTAAACGCTGCTCTTACTGTAGGTCAAACTAGCATCACACTTAAAGCT